TGCACGACTGGTCATTATTGGATGTGTATATGAATTTCCAAGAGTTTTTAAACGTTCCTTTTGAAAATTTCCGTATGTCTTAGCTGATTTCTTTACTGCCGCAGCCATACGCTGTGTTTTGGCATACCTAACAGGGTTTTTAGCTAACTTTTGTCTTCTAACATCTCTATTAATTGACTTGTACTCATTGCCTGTTAAATATAGTTGTTTTCTTAACTTAGTACGTAATTTATCATTCTTCATATTTTTAAGCATTGCACGACTGGTCATTATTGGATGTGTATATGAATTTCCAAGAGTTTTTAAACGTTCCTTTTGAAAATTTCCGTATGTCTTAGCTGATTTCTTTACTGCCGAAGCAATACGCTTTCTACGGACACCCCACTTCATACCTTTGACACCAAAATGTAAAAGGGCTTCATTATAATATTGTGCTTTGTAATCGTCCATATAGCGCTCCTTTCTCTATTTCTTTTTCATCATCTTTCTTTTGGCTTTCCTTCTTCTAGCAACTGTATTTTGGTATCTAACATCATTACTTATGTCGGCTTTTTCATAACTACTAAGAGCTAGTTTTCTTCTTAATAGAGTTTTCATTCGTTTATTCTTACTTTGTGATGCTGATGCTATACCAGTTCTTATTGGGTGAATAACTCTGTTCCCAGCAAGCCTAGCCGATTCATATGCATAGTGTACAGGTCTTGCTTTTCTCATTTTTTGGTGAGTTTTTGGTTTATTCTTCATAGCAATGTTTTGTTGTTTAACATTTTGGTTTATAGCCGCAAGTTCTTTGCCGCTATATAATGGTAAATTTCTTCTTAAAATTGTTCTAAATCGTTTATCTCTGTTTAATTCGCGTCTTGCAATACTAGTTCTTATTGGGTGTCTATAAGTATTAAAAACCGCTTTACCGCCTTCTTTTAGGTAATTAGCAGCTCTTTTCCTTCTAACACCCCACTTCATACCTTTGACGCCATAATGAAGAAGCGCTTCGTTATAATATTGTGCTTGGTAATTGTTCATATACTTCTCCTTAAAATAGTAATTTTTCTTTCTTTGTGATTTTCAGTTTATTCTTATTTGTTATAATAATTGGCGCTGTACTAAGTTTATCTTCAATATCATGGTAGTCTAAAACACCATCATAACCAGCTTTAGCAAGTTTTCTCGCGTATTTCCTATATGCTTTGCCTTTATTTGCCATGACCATATTTTGTATATAGAATCCGTTTGGTTTTTCTGTCCATATTTTTTGAACCTGCCATCTTGCCAAGTTTCCAGCAGCTTCTGGTTCAAAAGTTTCTAAATTACGTTTGTATAGCATTTTATACATGGCTCGATTAACATCTTTCCTATAGTTCTTGTCATTATTCATAAGATCTCGATACAAGTTCTCAGCAGTAGCTCTAGATGGGATATACAGATCTTTTTTATTTCTCATTAGCACTTGATGTCGGCCATCTTTACCATCCATAGGATTGACAAATAGTTTATAAAATGTAGTATCTTTTTCAGAAAATGCGGCATATAAGCCACCATGATGATTCTTTAACGAAAAATTTTTGTTACCTGTAATTCTAGAAATCTTTTGTCCTTTTGGTATAATTAGTCCCTTATCAGGGCTAATACCTTGAGCAATTTTATGTGTTAATTTTCTAACATCAACAAGTACATCATCGCCTTTTTTGATTGGGTCTCGCATACCTTTTCCAGTGACATGCTTCAAAGCTGATTTAAAAGCGTCGCGATGTGCAGTATCTGAAAAGAACCAAGCAGTGGCTAAGGCAGTGCAACCAAAGGCTATTGCTGCTATTGCTACTTTAGTACCTTTAGTACTTGCTTGTTTGGCTGCTTTCTTTACATATCGCTTCTCTTTTACATTGTCTTGTTTTCTCTTTAATTTTCGTCCTTTAGTCTCACGCCTTTTTCTTACACCCCAACGCATACCTTTAACGCCAAAGTGAAAAAGTGCATCATTGTAATATTGTGCTTGATAATAATTCATCTTAACGACTGCCCTGCATAGCTTTGTTTTTAAGTTTGTAATATACCTTACTTGCTCCTTTTTGAACATCCTTACGAACTGCTGGAACAGACATTGCTGCTCCGCCAACAGCTGCTATAGCTGCGACCGCCTTTTTATTACGAATATTCTTCTCAATGCGATTATAAGCTAGATCATTTAGGTTCTTATAATAGTCTTTAGATTGTTTTGCGTCTTTAATGGCGTCACGATTTTTCCTTTTGTTTCTTTGCAAATATCTAAGTTTAGCATCAAGTTCTTTTGTCGCATTGTTTCGTAGCTTAATACGTTTATTTAGCGTATAATTTGTAATACCTAGTTTACCTAGCTGTTTAGTTTCCTTAGCTTTCATTCGATTAAATTTCTGTTGAGCTTTATTAATTCGTTTTTGTCTTCTATCCGCTATACGCTGAGCTTTAGATTTTCTAACACCCCAACGCATACCTTTAACACCAAAGTGAAGAAGAATATCGCCGTTTGATTGTAACTTCGCTTCCATTCCCTACTCCTTTGTAATATATGCTTCTCTAATACGCCAAGTTAGTTCCTTCGTAATACCTTCTTGGTATGTTAGCACAGAGCCATTTGGTGGATCGAAAACTAACTGAGAACGCAATAGTATGTAGTTCTTCACCATACTAAAGTGCTGATTCCCTGGGTCCCTTGTACGATCGTCAAGATCTTTCCAGGTAAGAATATCTAAATCAAAGTTACTTCCACCTTCAAATACTCCAAGCTGTCCAAGGACTGCTAATTCGGTTTCGAGATGCATCTTGATTCGTGTATCGAATGCCTCATCTTCTGGATTAATTCCTAGGGCATCCTTAACATCTAAAAATATGGTCATATGACCTCCTACCATAACACAGTATCACCAGGTTGGCGTTCTGGCAGAATCTCCGTCTCACCATAGTGGATAATATTGTGTGTCTTAATTGATAGAGTGATAAGGTTCTCTGGATCTGTAACTTTCTTAGTCATGTGTTCAATGTCGAAAGGTGTAAGTGGATCAATGTGATGCACTAGCACTTTACCAAATATCTTTACACCAATAACTCCAAGATCGAATCCAAGATCTCTCTGAATGATCTGCCATCGTAAGGCTTTCCATTCTGGAGATTCAAAAAATGCTCTTGAAATATCTCTTGGTGAGTTTACTTCACAATCATGTAATAGTAAAGCGTTTAACCTTTCGTCATAACTATCTAAGAGTATGAGCTCAGAATATGTTATCACTCTTCTACTTTGTAGCCTTTCAAAGCCTCTATAGCTTTCTCAGCTACTTCCTTGTTACTTTCTGCTGCAGTAATAGAATCTGCTTTTGATTTAGCCAATACCGCTTGGTTTGATTTCAACTCAGTATCTATCTGTTGTGATGATGAGCCCATCTTCAAAAAATGAGCCACAATTGATGGTGGAGCAGTGCCATCTTCAAGCATTTGCTCTGCCAATTGGTAAGATAGACTGATACACCTCTGCTCTTGTGATTGAGGAGAGGTTGCTGGATTTCTTTTAGTTCTCTTCTTTGTCATATCTAACACCTTTCAACCATGATTCCTATACCTTTACCTAGACTTATATTAGTGATTTAGGTGGCACATAACTTCAATTTTAGGAGAATTTACGTAACAGAGTATTAATAGGTGATTTAGCGTGGGTATAAGTCTAGGTGAAGATATAGGAATTTGACTTTCTTTGACCTTCACCGGAGCAAAATTGGATAGGCGCACGTTGAAGGTGGGGGGTGTATTGTTTGCAACCCCCTCCCCTATGGTCACTCTCTCTCCAATGAAAATCTTTTACTTCTTTCTTCAATTTACTTTTAATTATTTTGTATCTTTTTTTCTTTTATTTTATTCACTTTATCACACTAAAGCGTTAATGATAACTAAATAAACATTTTTTACAAAACTTTAATTATTTCTTATAAAGTTTTAAACAATTCTATACAAATCCTCATTATGTTCTAGTATGAATAGCATAGCAAGCTCATACTTGTAACGAAGTGTTTCGTCATCATCATCTTCATCATAGTTAGCTAACCTACCAATGTACTCACTTGTGTTATAACCATTCTGTGTATCCCATTGATACCATTTAGTAAAGTCTTCTTTAGGATTATAAGGATTGTCAATTGTTGTTAGAACATCTGTTGGCTCAAATGGTGAATTACCTTTCTCAAATGCATTCATTATGTTACCTCCAATCCTTTAACATTGTCAATGATAGTAGATGTGCTTACACCTATTTGGTCTGCTACTTGCGCTATTGTGTAGCCTCTATCTAATAATAGTTTAGCCCTGGTTACTTTAGCACTTGTCATCTTAACTCTTGGCTTTGGTGTAGCTAATTCTTTTACTCTATCTGACTTGCTATTAGCTAGTATTAGCTTCAATTTGTTTTCTGAGATAGCACCGTTTTGTATAGCTTCCCATTCTTTATCTGTTATTGATATATAATCTTTGCGATGACTAGTTCCAGGAATTGTCTTAGCTCTTGCTCCTACTAATGCCTGGGTCTTTAGTTTCTTACGGTCATCTTTATCCATATCGGGGGTTAAGTTTTTGTAGTAGGTCTTAGTTGCTAGAAGCTGGGCTTGTCTTTCACGTGGTGCATTTAAAAGGGCGCTATTAAGTTTAGCATCTAGGGATTTAACTTCCTCCTTGTACTGCTTAGCAGCTTGGGGGTTTCGTTTTATGCCGGGGGTTGATTTTACAACTTTGTCAGCTTCATTCTTAAGAGCCTTTATTTTATTAGCATAGTCTGCATAAGCGTTCTCAACTGGTGTACCTGATGATAATAACCTGGCGTCTTTAACCATGTCCATCTGGCTACGTTTTCTAGGTGGGGTTCTTTTAACCACCATTTGCCCAGTCTTCTTATCATAGTACTCATAAGCATCGCCATCATCAAGCTTCTGATTCTTAGCTCTTGATATTAATGTAGAAGCACCAGTTCGTTTTTTACCAGTTACTGGGTCAATACGTTCTTGGTATTTCTTTCTCAACGCTGCTATACCATTATCTTTAGCTGATTGTTTATAATCAAGGTTATGTTTATATGAGTCTATGACTACCATCGAATGCCTAACGGCTCTTTCTAACTCACTACTACTGGCACCTTTAATGGTCATATCGGTTATAAGATTAGAGACCTTACCCATTTCAATTTGCATATAATCTTTACGAATAGTCTTATGGTCTCTTGCATACATATTAGGATCAAACTTCTTAAATGATCTTGATGTTTTTATCTTTCGTTGATTATTTGGAATAACTAATACTGTATCACCATCGAAGTCTGCACCCGATAGCTTTTCAGCTACTGCTGGGTGAATGCCGACTGCGTCGATCGCATCTTTTAATGTTTTCTTTGCTTGCTTATTTTTATTATTGACGGTTAATTCAGGTATTTCAAATCTTCCACCATGAGGATGTCGAATTAAAACTACCTTCTCACCATTTTTATAGTTTGGTGCGTAGATCTCATTAGGACTCATATCAGGAAATGGTAATATAACATGACTCTTTGTTCTAGCCATACCTTTAGCTTTAAGATCTCTAGCTTTAGCATCCAATCCATTTGCAAATTCTTGCATCATAAACTTCTTAACAACAGGGTTTGTTAGGCGATTAATTGAGTCATATTCTTTTTGTATCGAATCATATGTTGCACCTAAACGTTCTTTAACCAAAGACAATGGTTGCTTAGATAAGAATTGGGAAGACATTTTATCAGACCATGTGTGCCATGTTCCTTCTTCGTTAACAATATTTAAAGCACCTTTTTGTCGAATGATCGTACTACCAAATGGATTATCAGGGTTTGTTTTCATTTCCTTAAGTACATCAAGTTTAGGCACTTTTTTGCTTTTATTAGTATTAAAGACAATATCAACACCTTTTGGCATGTCATCTGAATATATAGCCATACCTTTTAAATATCGATTGCCTTTAACACCGATACGAACTTGCGCATATTTAGATTCACCTAAGTCTAAGTCCTGAACTCCTCTACGAAGCTCAATAAGACCATCTTTAAGTTGACCGCCGTCTTCAGAATATCGAATTTTCACCCTATCAGGATCAATAAGCTTTGGTGGCTTAATTCCTTGCATTGTAAGTCCGCCATCGTCAGACCACTCTTCTAACGAACGAATATCATATTTATGGTTATTCGCTTCTTTAACGTCTGGTTCTTTTGTTAATACTTTTATAGTTGTCCACTTACTTGGATCATTTATTTGCCTAACATAAATATTATGTTCGTAATATCCTTCTTCAAGCAACTGCTTAGTAGCAGCTCTTAGCTTTTCTCTAGATACACCTAATTGCCTTTCGACACCGACACCAACATCCAAATATCCAGTTTGATCGACACCACGTTTAAGTGCATCTACTGTATTTTCTATAGCGGTTTGAGTATTACCTTCATTGGTGTTACGTTTTATATAATTGCGGACTGAAGCTTCAGACATTCCTAGTTCTTTAGCAATATCAACATTCGACATTCCTTTTTCGTGCATATCAGAAATAAAACCCTGATTAGCTTTCTTAATCTCCTGGTTAGCCAAAGATATCTTTGATCGCAAGTCCGTTGTAGATATACCTAATGACTCAGCTATCTCTTTATCTGTTTTACCAGACCTACGCATCTTGTCAATATCAGATATAAAACTAAATTGCTCTCTTTGATATGGTGTGCCTCCACTACCCCATGGATATCGTCCGGATCGTCTTTTAATACCATAATGGAGTAAGTTCTCTTCCATCTCATACCTCTTCTATTTTCATTTTTTCAATTAACTTATCGTACTCAATTATTTTATCCATAATCCTACGAATATGATCTGGTACTGGGTAATTCTCAGTATAGCCACTTCCTTGATAGATACGCTCTTCGATTAGAATATCATGTGGAGAATATCCATACTCTAAACAGAATAATGCAGCGTAAACATCTAATTGACTATATGATGCTCTTGTCTTACCAGTTTTAAGATCAAATATCATTAGCTTTTTGTCATCTTCTCTAAATAAAATTGCATCGGCTGTTCCAAAGCAATTTGGGCTATAATATAAAACTCTTTCGGATTCCATTCTAAATCCTATGCAGTCATTCACAAATGCATTAATAGCTTGTTTACGATCTGCTAGCCTTATTTTATGTTTTATAGCATCAGAAGCGAATGCATGTAGTTCTGTGCCTAGCAATGTAGCTTTATACGTCTTAAAACGCTCTATAAGCTTGTTTTCGTCATAATTGATCCAATGATACCCACTTGGTGATAAAAACGCGTGTAGGCCCTCTAAATCGTTATGATCGTTGAATTTCATCTAGCACCTCCTGCATGTTTTCTGGATATACAAATCTTGCAAAATAACCCATTTTCTGTAACTGATCAATATAATAATATTGATTTGGCTGCTTACTAGCTTTGCTATGAGCCTTTATCTCAAATATAAATGTTCCTGTTATATGAAGAACTATCCAATCTGGTATACCTTGACGATATCTTGCATCATTTTTCAAAATAATAGCACCAGGTTTCAGCATTTTCACTTTATCCAAGAACAGCTTTTGAAAATCTTTTTCTAAAATAACTGTTGCTCCTTTCTTTCCCATGCTCTAAGATTAAAATCTTTTTTCTTACGAATGGCTTTAAGTATTGAGGAGTCTACAGTCTTATTGGTATATAGATAGTAATAATGCAAATCCTTATATGGGGTATTTATTCTATCTATTCTACCTCTAGCCTGTTTGGTCATCTTGTATGAATAGTTGAGCGAATAGAATATAATAGTATCGGTTTCTATACAATTCCAAGCTTCTGCTCCAGAATTGTATTGCACTAAATATACCCAATCACCAGTGTCTGGTATTTCTTCATGGTTATGCCCATTCCATTCATAATATTCATACTCTAGATCGTCACATATTTCTCTCAAAATATCTAGCTCATAATCGTAATTATAGAACACTATAACTTTATCAAATGCGCTAATTAAAAATTTAGCACAATCGATTCTGTCTTGACTACTGTTTACAATTTTTCTAAGACACACCATAAGCTCAGATATATTAGCAATTGGTTTGTCTTCGAATATATTCCATCTGTTCTTCAATACGGTATTATATAAATCGAGATCACAATTTACGGGAATACTGTATTGGTGCTGAGTAGTATGTCTAGAGTCAGCTAATGGTACTGTGATTCTATTTCGTAAGGCTATAAGTCTACCAGTATTATGGTATTTCTTAATTTGTGGAAAACTTACAAATGGATTATACTCAACATGTTGATTAATAAAATCAGTCTTATGTTTGTAAAAGCCATTTGCAATGAACACTGGCATATAATCTATCCAACGATCACCAGGTGTTGCTGTTAATAATATCCAGTGATTACGTTTTGAAATAGATATAAATGATTTTGTCCATTTACCATACCCAACTACTCTTTGTTCGTCAAAAATAAAGAATGCATGCGAAACATCCTTGTATTTAGCAATATTGTTCCAGCTGTCAACTATGAGTTCACTAACTCCTAAGTTTGAAGCTTCATGTTGCCAATCTTTTTCATCTCTCTTTCGAGCTGTCGTTATAACATAAAGTGGCTTGTTGAAATATTGTTTCTTGTAAAATGCTAATGCAGTATATGACTTACCACTACCTGTATCTCCTAAAAGAATAGCCCCTGAAAATAACTTATCAAGGGCTGCTTCTTGTTCAGGATATAGTTTTATTTTAGATGCCATACTTAGCCGCAAATCCACTAGTGTCTAGTGTTGCATATATAGCTTTCAAATATGCCTTAACCCCTTTCTTGCCATTGACTTCCCAATGATAAGGATTAATTTCTAAATCAACATTTACAATTTCAGCAGTATCCAATTCTGCTATACGATTTTCGTCAAGTAATGTTGCTGTTTCACCAACAATCATTACTGCTTTTGGAGGCCAATCACCGTATTCAACTTTAACATTGAAATATGGTTTTCTTGTGTCCTCTTCTGGTGGAATATCATCATTTGGTTTTGGCCATTTAATATTCCATTCTTCTTTCTCAAGTTGCTCTGCTATTTCAGGGTCAAGAAATACAACAAAATCTCTTTCACCATTTTTGTTATAAGGTCCAACTTTTCCTGCAAAGTTTTTAAAACCTATAACTGCGTTTTCAATCATTAATACTCTTCCATTGTTTGTTACTTTCATACTATCCTCCTAAAAAAATTTATGAAATAAAAAAAGAAGGACTTTTTCTTCGTCCTTCTATTATAGGCGTTGTATTTTTTGCGAATTGCTATTCTGGTTTATAGTCAGTAATCTCTTTTGGATCACCAACTTTTTCTATTTTCTTATACGCCTTATCTATCTCTGATCTAAAATATCCCATGTCAACATCTCTCTTACCTTGGTAGTCTGAGAAGAGTCTCCACAAATATCCTTTGGTACCAGTTAATGCTCCTACCTTATCTTCGTTTTTACGGAGTGCCTCTTCACCACTTAAGCTAGGATATAACTCTGCGATTCTACCAATAAATTTTTCGCCCAAATATATGCTAGCATTCTGAACCTCACAAGTGACTGCAAAATCTTCTTCGACCAATTCTTCTTTGGTGAACAATGTTTTAAATATAAATGGTTTAGCAAGAGTTGCTCCGGTAACACCCCACTCTTTTACAACTTTGGTATCAAGTTCATGTGTCTCATTATGGAATACATAATTTGCTTTGTCTATTAAACATACTGTCTCATAAGTTGCTTCCCATTCAAATGTATACCCGTACTTCTTACCAAACTCAAATATAAAGTCTGCAATCTTTTGATCAACATTTTCAACTTTGATTGAGTCGGTCTTAATATGCACAACTGTGTAGCCAAGGTTTTCGACTGCTTCTTGTAGATCGACCATAAATAACGAACCACGCTTAGCAACAATATTGTCATTGTTATCTGGGTGCCTAAACGCATTATCATATTTTGCAGAAGTCATGCCATAAACAATATTTATAATAATCTTTAAAGCATAAGCTAACTTAGAAGCGTGCTCCTCATTCAAATATGGTTTCAAAGCTCCATCAAACATTTTGCCTGCAGTCTCAAAGTCTTTATGCTTTATAGCTAATCTAGCATGAACAAGGTCTTCAAATCTTTTAGTATATTTTCCAAAAGCATTTAATTGTATTGCTGAGTTAGGATGCATTGATGCTATATCAAATAACCCAACGTTGTGATAGATGCCAGGATATGCTACAACTCTTCCACCCTCATTAACATCTTTGCCTTTGTATGTTGATTTACCAAACTCATATTTATAACCTGGAAACTCTTTACTTAAATCTGTATACACACATTCTTTTTGAGCCTCTTTATCAGACAGCCCATCAAATATAAATGCACGTGCATGGTTTTGTGTTTTGCTATTAACACTTAAACCAGATAGTTCAGATATGATTAAGCGAGCTTCATAATCATGCATCGTTGCTTTAAATACGCTCTCAGTAGCTCTTACGTCGTTGCAACAGTATTCAGCTACCCTATCCCATATCGATTCATCTACAGGCTTGTCCCAAGGCAACTCAAGCTCATCATGATATATTCCTAAATCTATCTCCCACTTCTTTAAAGATTGCTTCGTGGATGAGTACTCATAAATATCCGCATAACTCAATTCATAAGCCCCACCATAAAATGCACCTGAGTCTTTATTTATAATTCTTTGAGACTGTCTAAATAACTCATAGTTAGTGTGACCAAGCAAAGCTGCATACAAAATATGATTATCATAACGTCTGTTATTGAATCCTAATAGTGGCTTCTTAACTAAGGACTCAATTTGTTCAGAACTAGGATTGATAAGTTTTGTAACTTTATCGTCACCATATTTCTTATAACATACTATGAATAAGTTTGGGAACACCTCAACATCATAGAAATATAACTCCTCAATCGGATATACTCTATGGCCCTTTTCTAATTCATCTTGATCCTCATCCATGATAGTAGAATATTTTATACCACTAACGGCATTTACACAATACTCAGATTGATTTGTTGAGCTGCCAGCAAATACTAAAATATCTTGTCGCATATCTCTAAGGTCATACTTAACACCTTGCTTCTCAGCCTCCTCAAATACATTAACTATAAAATCGACTGATGGCTTAGTGTTTGGATGATATTTCTTTTTGAGATTATTCTCAATAACCTTTCGCATCTTTTTCTCATTCCATACCATTATCGATACGTCATCATACATCTTGCTCTTATCCCTCTCTTTCTTTGGTAGCCCGGTTGAAATATGAGCTATTTGTTTATTATTACATTTTGCTAATCGTCTTCTCAAAGCACTCTTTCCAGAAAATACTTTTACTTCAACATCATCGTCATATAATTTAGATAGTACACTTACATCGCCATCGTAAATATAATGCAGATGTACACCTTTACCAGACTTAGATAATTCAGTATAGGTTGATGGAAAATATGATGCCTTTCTAAGATTAGCAATCAGGTCTTTCTCACCATCGCTATTTGTAATATCAAAGTCTATAACAATATGATTATCTGGAACACGAACATAGTGTAATAAATTTGTGTCAATATCTTTTAACGTTGTCTTAACATTATCCCACTTGTACATTGGATTGCCACGCTCATTTGTTAGCTGTGCTGGATAGTCTTTAGCAATATCATCAAATATGCTATCTTGGATAGATATACCTAGTTGATTTTCTAACTCTGTCAATACATCATCTTCTTGAACAACAGTTTCTCCACGACGTACTTTGGGAAATATAGCATCATACTTAAATCCTGTAAACACGTTTTTCTTCACCTCATCATCTATTCGTATTGCATTATTAAACCTATTATAATATCTTTTCAGCTCCTCTTTGATCCTTGACTTGTATCGTGCAGTATCCCAACCAAGGTCTTCCAAATATACACGATAAAGCTCGGATGCTTTCTTCAAAGTGCATGGGTCACCTAAACGACTATAATTCTCTTTCACGAATGCGAAAATATGATCAGTTGCCTCTGCCATTTCTAAGTCGACATAGTCTTCATAGTAATATGGTCCGACCGAGTTAAAATGGTCAATAGCTTTTTGTGCGATATATGGTAACTCGAACTCAAGTTGTTTAGTTAATTTAAAATATGTCTCGCTATCGTGAGTTTTCCCTGATGGATGAACGACAACTGCTCTTCTTGTAATACCAGCATCAATATTCTCAACTTGGTATCTTTGGTTGGATGCAGTTATTAATAGGCCATCGAACGTGACATCATAGATTTGTTTGTGTTTCTTATTGACACTGATCGGTTCATGAGATGTTAACTTTAACAGATTGGTATCATCCTTAATTTTATTTATTCGTGAATCGCTATCTATTAGCAATGGCAACTCCTCAATTTGTGAGGTTGCGAATTCTGACCCACTAGTAAGTCGTGCCAAATTAATATGCCCATAATAGCCCTCAAATAATTTTTCGAACAAAGATATAACCGTACCCTTACCACTACCTTTTGCACCGTACAAATACATGAACTTTTGAATCTTATGCATATTGTTTGTTAGTAGTGCCCCAATGAACCATAATATCTTGTTTAACTCTGAGTCTAAATATAACTTCCCAAACAGCTCATCAAATGCTGGAGTGGCTCCATGCGATGGTGTATACTTAAGTTGACTTGTGCTATAGTCCTCTCGCTTTGGCACCTCATTTGAAAATAAAATCTTAGTATTGAATTGTACATCTTTTTGTTCTGATAATTTCGTATATCGTGCAAACTCTTGCATTACATTGGATGAGTGATTTGTCATCATACGGCATTTATATTCTACTCGTGGATCATCATACTGTTGCATAGCTTTTTGTTTTGCATCTAGTACTTCTTTATCCACAATCCTTGCTAGATTATTTATACTCTTATCCCATTGGTTGTCGTGCCAGAATGCATACATCTCACCACCCTTACAAATAAGATCTTTACTTTTAACAAATTTGAACATGGGTGCAATTTTTACTATTGGGAATTTAGTTGCCCTGAGATCTTGACTTACTTGGATTTCATAAAAATCCATTTTTCCTCCTTTCTTGACTAAAAAATAAGAATAATTGTGAAAAATAGCTAAGAAATGATGTTCCAAATTTTTTGGAACACTAGAAACGTTGAAATTTCAACGTTTGTGAGGCTGTTACCCTTTTTTTGACTAAAAGCCCCTATATTATTATATAATTAGTTGTAATTTCTATACAACATACCCCTATATAGCCATTTTTTTTGTTTTTGCTGTAACAAACGTGTAACAAACGTTGGAATTTCAACGTTTCTAGCGTTACCCTTTTTTTTCATTTTTTGGAACATTTTAGCAATTTTTTGGAACAAACCATGAAAAAGCACCCAAAAGTAACCAAAAATATACTTTTTGCATCAATTTCGGGTGCCTCCAATCTTCACATTTTCTTCACAATTGTAACTATTTTGTAACCTTTTTACTCAATTTTTCTTGTAACTTAAGGAAGTTTTCACGATTTTTTCTCTGTTCTTCTTTAGTTTCTTCTTCAGATCCGTACATTTTTTCGACCAATTCCTTATGTTTTTCTTGCTCTTCTTTAGTCAAAGGAGTAGCAGAATGCATTATTTTTCTACTCAAATCATTCAATTCTATGCTTTCTTCAGGTGTTAATTCTTGTTTCATTTCTCTATCCTCCACTAGCATATTCTTAGTAGTCTCAACATCTAAATATGACAATTGGCCATCTAAATTTGTATCTTCGTCCAGTTCCTCAATCAGCCAATCCAAATATTGTCTAGCCTTTTTAAGATCTTCCAACCCATTCTTTTTGTTAGCTCTTAAAATATACTTAATGATGTTTCCTTTATAAAATCCAAGAAACCCAACAGTACCTAATACACTCTTAATAACATCTTTTACCTCAACATCCAATCCAGTCAATTTATAGTGATCTGGACTAGATATAACATCGTTCTTTTTCTCTTCCATTAAATAACGCCTCTCACTCTATCTTCATACGTTTCAAACCAATTATCAACAAAATGATCTCCATATAAATCACAGAATACATTGTATTCCATATCAAACCCAACATCCTCATTACTATCAATACTAAAGATTACTTGAGGATATTTCCTAATCCTACTTTCATATATGTCCATTGGTAAACCAAACATACCATACATATTATCTTTATTAACAAAATCATGATGTGTTAGCGTTCTCATAATAACACCAATCTCTGTTACACCACTACTCTTATTTATGCCTAATACAAAGAATATACTTCTTAATGCATAAAGTGGGTCTACACCATAATCGTAACTTAACTTATTAGAATAGAATATAAACACTTCAGCCATAGTGGCTTTATTAGAATATATGCTATTTTCACCAAAGAATCTACAACGCTCTTCCCAAATATGCAACAGTATTGTCTCGTCTCTTTCATTTATCGGTATGAATGTTTCATTCCAAGTTTTTAACAATGTATCGTAAATATCCGAATCACTTTCAAAATCTGACATGATCATTAACTTGTACTGATCAATTGCTTCCTTACTATTTGGATCGTGTCTCAATTTTTCCTCCTTTCTTTCCATAAATATACCATCAGTATTCAATGAGTCATCCAACTCATCTACAGCCTCTTCTTCATCAAAATCGTCCTCATCGATACTATCATCCTCTGTATCTATTTCCGGCTCTTCTAGGGGCATCTGAGGGCGTATAATGGCTATATCATCGTCATATTCTTCTATTTCATCTTCATCCATCATATGAGCTGCTTTCTTAGCCTCATGCTCAGCGACTGTCTTCTTAGCTTCCTCGATATCTCTTTGCAATCTAATATCTTCTCCAGATATGCCACCTTCAGTCTCTGACTTATATGTCTTATATGATCGATGGATTACATACACAATACCTCCAACAATACCTAAAGTAGCTATTGCCTTAAAAACCTTCATTATCTTCTCCTATCAACTTTATCTTTACGCCTGTCTCTTCGTAGATGGTGTCTCTGATATCTTTGAAGTCTACATGCTGGCTGCCTATAGCACTCAAAATATCAACACAACCTTCCACAAAGTCTCCTAATCTCTTCTTACCATACCCTTGTTTGTCACGCAAATATAACATCGCAACATGCAACATTAATAGTGTCGACTGTTCCACATTGTGATCTCTGTTATATTTCGCTAGTGCCTTAGGGTCTCTTTTTAACTTTCTTCGCATCTGTCTATTCACAATATATCATTCTTTCCATACAATATCGTAATTGAACCCGTTCCAATCGATGCCATGACCTTGAAAGAAATAATGTTGCTTGAATAACTTATATTCAATAATTTGGTACTTGACGTCTAAGCTATCATCAGTCCATATCTCTTTCATAACGACTACTATAGGGAGCTCCACCTTTTTAGTCATTATGTTATTTAGTGTGTTGTAATAGAAGTCTTGGAACCACTCTGGGTATTTATCAATATCACCACCATTATATATAACATAAGGTAGGCAATTCTCAATAAGCGCTACAGTACCATCTGCAACTTCTCTCATCTTACTATCAAGATCATAGATATTACTTCTTAGAACTTTACCAACTTTATTACGTAAAAATACATCGTAACCCTCAGTGAGTAAGTCTTCCCACGGTATCAACTCTTTATGAATATCTTTTACATTTGCGATTACGTAGTAATTATACTCATTCATATACGCCTGTTTTGCGAACATCTCACTATACCACTTAGGGTAGCTTCCCGGATTAGCTACCCCAGTGAATATGTGATACGCCATGCAATCAGACTTTAATGCACAGTAACGCATGATTATTCTAGATAATAAGCTGTATCGTATGATACGTCTTCATATACATATTTTGGTGTTGACCAGTGAATATAGATTTGTGGTTCTCTTACCCCTGTTTCTTCATTCATAATATAATAGATCTCTTTATTAAGAATTAGCTCATTATCTCCATCCCAACCTAATAATGCACCTTGTCTAGTCTTAGGCATAGCGAATGCTTCAAGTGCTTCATTCATGATTAAGCCGTTCTTGTTAAAAGACACTAGGTCTAATTGAGATATGATTGAGTCTACGTATTGCATGTTATACTCATGATTATCTCCTGCATATTCATCAGACTCACTGAACCAGAACCCATCCATTAGTCCTTTATTAACCGCTACCTTATCTACAACTTTCTTTTCCTTACCTTTATCATCAGTAATAATCATTTCTTTATCTTTAACTGGTTGGATCAATTCTTTATATTTCTTTTCGCCAATCTCAGTCTTTACTTTTTCTTTGAAGTCTTTGTAATCTCTCATTGTGGATGCTAATGCTCCGCTAAGACCTAGTATTCTGTTTCTTTGGATAGAATATCCTTTTACAAAGCAGAATATAGATCCTGCAGCAAGTACTGTTGGTATGAATAACTCGCTAGCCATCTCTTTAATCATTAACTTAGTATTAGGCACCTCAACTGTTGCAAATGTCTCAGCAGATATCTTACCATCTACCAAGTCTTGTTGTGCTGTCTCATAATTTTCTTTCTCAGCTTTATAGTTAGTTAATATGTTATTAACTACTGGTGCTGCTTTATATGTCTTATATACAGCTGCTCCTGTTCCTACAATACCTAATCCTAATAGTATCTCTGGTGAATACTTCTTTACTAATTTTAATCCTTTTACTGCTATTAATTTTAAGTTCATTATTTATTCTCCTTTTCTTCTCTTTCTTGTTCTTTTCTATCTTCTTCTATACTTTCTGTTACTGCTTGCATCAGTGCTCGCATCATGTTAATGTGCTCTATTTCTTCCTTTTTTGCTTGGTTGCGACCTTCGTTATAGCCTGTAGAATATACAATAGCTCCAACCGCTACTCCACTTAATACTGCTTTAATTATTCCGTTCATTTCTTTCTCCTTTTAAATATCTTCTGTAAACAATGCTACTACACCAGTGACAACTGTTATTGTCGCCAACAATGAAAAATATACTAATACCATACTATACCAAACTCCTTGCATTAGGTAGACTCAATATGAACCCATTAGGTACCCTTAATATGTTGGTTCTTGCAATATCGTCTACTACCCATCCGTAGTTATTATCAGTGTATTCGGTGTGCACCCCAATCATCTCATAATAATCAGCTACTGTTACGCTACCATATTTGTCTGCGATCTCTTGTAGTTTGCCGAGCACGTCTGCTGCGTCCATTCTATTCTCAATCGCATACTCTTCTACTCTATTAGATGCTCTCACATTGCGTTGATACGCGTTAGTTGCAGGTCTAGAGTTATTATATTGGTTTGCGTAATTAGTATACCCAGAAGTTCTAGGTGTACTATATGTCGATCTTGGTCTATAGCCTGATGCGTTCTCGCCGTATACTGCGGAAGTTATCCCTGCTATTAACCCGTCAACAATTATACCCTTAAGTGCTGGCAATACTACTTCTTGGCCTACATAAGAGGTGATCGATCTTATACCTCTAGGGCCAAATATGGCATTACCTATCTTAGAATATATACTCTTCTTCATTGGCTTGGCTGTTGTGATTTGTACTGTCTTCTTTTCATCAATATCTACTTCGTCTCCTCGAGCCTTTCTAAGCTCTGTAACCGAGGGACGTTCCTGTGCTACCTTACTATAATCTTTGTTCATACTCTTTAATCTCCTTAACTTTTATTTCTAGAAATATGTTTCCGTTTATTATGTTTGATGCTCTTTCCGATACCCTTTTGAATCGCCTCCCTTCAACATATATTCTATCATCATAGCCAGATATCTCTGATGAAACATCGGCTAGTGATCGCAAATCATCTGCTGAGAACTTTAATTCTATTGTGTCCGTTACTGATGGGTCTAGACTATTTATGAATCTATAGTCATACATGTCTAGGTATGCGTACCTGCACATACTAGCACTCCATCTTGTGGCCACTATTCCACTCTTTTTTGATGAGATATTCCATGTCCTCAATGGTTTCTGGCATATAGTTTAAATATACTTCAATTTCTTCTATAGTCTTATATCTTGTAAAAATATCTTTTTCTTTACAAAATGTGATTTGAAAAACTTCACCTTTTTCAGGCATCGTTATTTTACGGATTACAACTCTTCTAATTATTTCATGTTCATTCATAAATACACCTCTGAAAAAAAAAAAAGATAGGACTAAAGTCCTACCATTCTAGTTCCTATACTGAAACTCTTTGTGTTAATAATATCTTCTTTCTCGAATGCTAATATCGCTAAAGTTAATACTGTTCCTGCTACTATCTTTAATATAGTATCCGCGTTAACCTGTCTGTTAATACATAATTCTTTCTTATAACTTTGTCTAATTCTTGTTAATTTCTCAATGTTTTCTATACCTTCTGCATACTCCTCATCTACTTCATAATCTCTAATTCTCTTTGCTTCTTCTAATATTAAATCGTTTATTACCTCTAAAATTGCTTCTTGCTGTTCTTCATCTAATCGTTTCTTTAATATACTCATAATAATTCTCCTTTCAATATAACCGTTGTATTAAATACGATTCTTAAATGTTGCCATTTCTTCCTTTAATTTACTACATTTTTCTTCCATTTCAGCTATGTCCACAAGTAATTCTCGATATTCGTACCATTCTCTAGGATGCTTTTCGCGCTTTGCGATCTTTAAAACCTTCTGATACATATGATAAATGTTCATCTTATATTGAGCATAGTCTGATTGCATCATGTAATATAATGCCCAACTTGATATCATAAAAATACCTCAAGAAAAAAGAGAGAGGATATTAATCCTCAATCTCTATTATTGTGTCGTCTTCAACTGTTTTGTTTAGTGTGTCAAACGTGTACTTTGCTATTACTCCTTGTAATATACCTGCTGCCATTGTCATGTAAATTTCTTTTGCCGTTTTACTTGTCAATACTTTCTTTGCTTTACCAAATATACTTTCTTTTTTGTTCATGTCTTCCATTTCTTCTACCTTTTCTTTAACTATTTCTTCTACTGTTTTCTTTTCTGTCATAATAATTCTCCTTTTTAATTTTTGTTCTTTAGTGTCATTCTGTCTTCATTATGCTACTTGTTTTTCTTGCGAATAAGTGCATTTAATACTTTTAGTTTTGCTAATTTAATATTTAGCTTTACTACTTTTAAGCTTTTTTCTAAAATCTTAATCATCTTTTACTCCTTAAACATTTTTTTAAATTTTTATTTTGCTCTACAACATTATGGTTTTGTATTTTTTCATTAATAAATAATGCTGTTACTGCCAATAATAATACTGTTACTGCTATCAATATTACCAATAATAATACTAATGTTACTATAATTGCCATAAAATCAACTCCTTAAAATATAATTTTTACTGTTTGTGCTAATAATTTCTTTCCTGTCATTGCTACTAATGTGCCTGTTCCTACTAATACTATTCCTGCTATTGTCTTAGTTACTGTGTTCATTTTTCCTCCTTTAAAATTTCTTTTTAAATATGTGCCATTCTGTCTTCACTATGGTAGTTGTAAAAGTTGCGAATAAAAAGAAAGGGTCTTTGTAAACCCTTAATCTCTGCTTAGTAATTCATTTACTATCAATCCAATTAATATTGCTGCCAATCCTGTTAGCATTCCATCTCTAATTCCTTTTAAAATAAGCATTAAATCTTCTGTTTTTTGTTTCTTAATTTCTCTTCTTAATTGTTCCTTTTCCATTTCGTTCCAATCTTTAAATACTTCTACCTTTGCTTCATCTTTGTTGTTTTGTTTCTTAAATATGTTTCTCATAATAATTCTCCTTTAAATTTTTTATTATTTAAATACTTTTGCTATACCTGTTGTTACTGCTATAATACAATTTTTAATAATTCCTTTTTGTTTTCTTTCGTATTCTTTGTTAATACCTTCAAATACTATGTTTGTGAATTCTTGTTGCTCTTTTACTCTTTCAAAATTTTCTGTAATTTTGTTTGGGTTTTGTTCAAACTCATGTAATTGTGCTTTTACTTCATCTAATTTCTTTGTCCATTCTTTTGGAAATGTTTTGCTATTTCTCATAATAATTCTCCTTTAAATTTTTTTATTATTTAAATACTTTGTCTTCATAATGATATATGTAAAACTTGCGATTTATAGGAGAAAAAGAAAGGGCCATTGTAGACCCTAACTTATTTTACTTAGTATTATTGTAATTATCGCTTGCTATTCCTAAAGACTCTCCGATAAAGGTAAATATAGCACCTAGGATTGTAAGCGTAATAGCTGTATACTCCCATTTAAGTGCTTGACCTAATATACCTATTAATACTAAGAGTTTAGGAAACACAATTCTAAATAACCATTGTAACCTATCGTAAGTTTCATCTTTCATATTGAATAAACTTTTAAACGTTTTCATTATACTCTCCTTACATTAGCTTTAGGCACCCAAGAGTTAATGCCATTAGGGTGTCCTAATAATACTTTATCACTTTTCACTGAACTAACAATATGTGTTTCATTTAATACCCAACGTGGTATAGTTTGTCCAGTCGAATATTTACCCCCGAGAATTTTTACTCTATCTCCTACCTTAATACTATTATTAACTGGTGTTGAAGGTTTCTTATTATAAGGCGCCATATAGCCCATATAAACCCAACCAGCGCCTGATTTAAGTCTACCCCAATCATTCCTAATCTCAACTATAGTATATATTTCATTCTTTTTTACAGTTGTGTTAATTCTGTAATCTGTACTAGGACCAGATCTAACATTTAAAGCATTAGCAATAACTTTATAAAGGTTGCCACTAGTAGTACTTGCTGGTTTCGATGGTGCTGATGGAGTTGATGGTTTACCTTTTCTTTTCTCAGTTAATCTTCTAGTAACTTCGTTTGCAATATAAGAGAACTTAGATGCTAAATATGGACCAGGGCAATCCGTGTTGCTGTACCATTTATGCATTTGCAAAGTTCCACTTGAGTTGCCAGTATATGTGCAAGGATAAATATGGTTTCTCCAGCAAATATCAACACATAAGTCAATAAGCTTCTTCATTACTGAGTCAGATATCATCCATCTAGGTCCTCTAGTACTATTACCAACTTCTATTGTGATAGCTCTTTGATCACACCAGTTACTAGACGTTGTCCATGCTCTATTAGCTTCATCAACACCTAATATAAGCACACCATCACTTCCAAGATTGTAGTTAGCAGATGCTCGTCTAGATTTTGGTATAAATACACTTGCTAAGTTCCAACCCCCAATAACACCTGAAGCATGATGGATAGCTATTTTAGTTATCGGCTGAGTTCTTCTACCACTATGATTGCTTGATAGACGTGTGCCATTTATTAAAGGACTATTACTCATTTGATTCTCCTTCCTCATTTTCATCTTCGCCTTGTCCATTGGACAATTCTTTTTGCATTTCGCATGGCAATTCATCAAATTTTACATCATTTTCTTGTTTTTCACTCATTTTTGGCTCCTTTCTAAAAAACAACGCTCTAGAACGCGTTTTAAGCGACGTTAAAAATATTATAGGTATAATAGGGTGGCTAAAGTGGAAAAATCGCTTAGAGAGCCTGTTAGAGCCCTTAAAAGCGATTTCGCCAATTTTTAGCTATTTTTACCCATCAATCTCGTCATCTATCTCATATTTTTCAAAAATATACTCAACTAGGATCTTAGTTTGCCCATTACCACCAAGAATTGTGTATGCACTGTAGATATCTTTTAAGTCGAATGCCTCTTGACTAGTCATTGACCCTCTTCTTTTAATCGCATTACATAGGCGATTTATTCTGTAGCGTAGTAATGCTAGTAAACCGTTTTTGATGTTAGATTGCTCTTCGGATTCTTGAGTCATAAGCTCTCTCTTTTTATGTTGAGTCTCAATAATAGCCTTAACAGCTTTATTAACTAAAAATGTCATAGCGCCAAAGAACAAACCAAGCAACCAAGTTTGAGCATGGTCTAAAAATATTTGTTCAAATTCGTTCATTGGCAGCACCTAATTGTAATTGCTTACTGGGCCTAAATTTGCCCAATATCCAGGTGTACCTATAGGAGCAGTGTTATTATCTACTTCACATCTATAAACTGTTCCTCTAAAAGATCCAATAGTACCTTTTGCATATTTTTGGCCTTGTACAAGCTCAACAAGTTCTTCTTTCACTTTAGTTTTAAGTTGGAAATATAGATCCTTTCTTTCTTCTGGCACTTCATTTGGTTCAGGTGTATGTTGTGCTTTGACAATATAATTTTGATTATTGTAGCGTACACCATCACCAATATTTAATACCACTGCCTTACTACAAGCTTCTTCAAAACTTACAAAATTTAACTTATTCCAATCTGCTACTGCCATAAGATTATCTAATATAGTATTAAAGGTTTCTTCTTTTTCTTTAATCTGATTTTTAGTTGTAACTAATTCATCATCTTTTGCTTTAATCTGATCCTTAGTTATAGCTAGTTCATCATCTTTTTCTTTAACCTTTACTTCTAGTTGGTTTCTTGCGCTTTCTGTTTTTAATAATTTGTCTTCTTTAGCAATAAGCTCATCATTTTTAGTTTTTAATTCATGCATTGTTTGCTCTAGTTTTCTTTCAGTTGGTGATTGAGCATTGTCTAGTTTTTCTAATATATTAGACAACGAATCATTGATGGTCGACGCAAATTCATAATGCCCACCAGAAATAGTTTCGCAATAGCATTTAAAATCACTGTCACCTACTGGCATTAATGTTATATAACTAATTTGTTGTAACTTCATAATCATCAACCCCTTCAATAATTTCATATAATTGATATAATGTATTTGCACTAATTTCTAGTTTGGTTAATTCTTCCTTAGAAAACATAAGTGGTTCTATTTCTACTTCATTCTCAAGTAACTCTATTGGCACATTAGCATCATTATTATTTGCCTTTACTACATCTTCCAGTATGTCATCAACCATTTTTGTATTTCTTATGATTTTAAATTTCAAAGGGCCAGGCATCTTAATTTCACCAAGCTCACGAAGCCCTGCTGCTATTTTGTTAACTTGTTTGATTTTTAGTTTCATTTATTACTCCTTTACTTATTAAATACACTAACATTTTTAACTGTAAAATTATCACCATATATAATTTCATAACTACTACCATTCATCATAAACATTCTATTATCAGTAATATACATTCCAGAAGTCCCTCTTCCAATGAATATTCCAGTCGATTCGCCATCATTTGTGTATACTATACAACGCGCAATGACCATACCAGCAGGGAAGTTTATGCAAGAATTCGAACTTAAAATTATATTATCTTTGAACATAGTAGGCTCCATTACTGATATAGGTGTAAAATCAGTAATACTAGAATCATGATCAACATAGAAATGATATACTCTATAATAGTCAAATATTATATATGGGTGATAAAGATTATAATTTAAATCATAATATGATAAAGTCATTGTAGATCCTTTGTGATGCGCTAATCTAACATTTTTTATGTCATCTGTTCCATTCCATTTTGAGCCTCCACATAATTCTCCAACTTTTGTATAACTTGATGAGGAAGTTATATTTGTACTAAGTGTTAACCTACCGCTCTCAATTACAACGCCTTCACCTATTGAATCTGAGAATTTAGCTACACCATTAGATAATCGTATGCTACTACTGCTATAACCATTATAAAACTCTCCATTATTCAAGTTCCAATATCCTCTATAACCACTTAACGTTCCAGTAGAAATATTGCCAGCGTTCATGTTTATTACATTTATTTCGTTACAATTTATCGTACCAGCAGTAAGTTTACTAGCTGATAAACTTGAAATATGGGAGCTCTGTATTGTGGCGTCTTTAATATAAACAGTTTCTGGTGTTATCGCAAGTTTACCAGTAGTACTGCCGTTTGTTACTTGGAATACTTGTCTTCCTGCTTGTTGGTTGATAATGGACAAATAGTTCTTGTTTTGCACAGTTAATTTAAAGCCATCTAGATTTTGCTCAAACGAATTCATTCTTGTATAGATGCCATCCATATTATTATTTATTATATTGAAATCTGTTTTATATTCAGCTATAGTACGCTTATGAGAGTCTACGGTATCTGATACAGTATTTATCTTTGTTAGGACAGTGCTATTTATATCTCTCCAATATCCATCATAGAAAACATTTACTGTATTATCTCTGGTGTCAAGCCACAACAGTGAGGTGTCTTTTGGAGGTGCTGAACCTCTGTAAACATTTGCATCTTTACCATCCTTACCATATATCTCAGACTTAGCAGGTGCAAATTCCATTGTTGGTTTATCACCATATACTAATTTAACCCATTCTATTGATATTGGGTTAAACGGTTCTATAAATTTCCCAAATATAAGCCAAAGTGAATTGTTATCAGACTTACCTATACTCCATTTATCAGTGACTACGTAAGTTTTAAACCCGGCATCACTATTATTTGGCAAGTAGATGGTTTTTAATGCACCATATGTTGTTCCACTATTACAAATTACAATCCTGTTTGTATCACGTTTACCCTTGCACCTAATAACAAAACTAACTAATGTACCTTCTGGTATACTTTCAGCTAGATTATAATTATGAACCATATACTCATTATTATTTGTAACCTTAGTATCACCATCAAGTAATAGGTTCCAACCAAACTCTCCACCATCCTTACCACTAACACCCTTGGCTAAAGTATCAGTCTTCTTACCATCCTTATACCAATACCCATCATCACCTATAGTATATGTTGGACGAGCTTTTAATCCATTGACCTTGTTATCAATAGTTGTAATCTCACTAGATAGTGAAGTTTTGATGGCTCCTGCTTTTTGGTCAACAATAGTATTAACTCTATTCTCTGACACGAATCCACTTAAATCGGTTTTCTTAGCATAACTGCTTATTATAGTGCTAATCTGGCTGTTTGTTTGGGATATCTGAGTTGTGTTTTTAGATACTTGCTCCTGAGTATCTTTTACTTTCTTGTCGATCTCACTCACAGTACTTTTAGTGCTAGAAAGATCTCTATCTAAGGTGTTTAACTTCGTATTAGTTGCATTATTAGCCGATTTGATTTGAGAAATATCGGACATAATTTGTGTATCAGTAACTTTTAATTCATTAATAGTTTTTGTATACGCTACAACTTGGTCTTTAGTTGTCTTATTCATATCAACCCATTTGCCGTTAATATAAACATAAGTTGTCATGTCATTAGGGTTAAACCACATTTGCTTTGTGTCCGATGGTGGAGTCGTGCCAGTATATAGATGCGCATCCTTTCCGTCTTTACCCTTTAGATCATTTCTTGATGGAACAAAGTCTTTAACTGGTTTGTCGCCCATAACAACACTGAACCAATATACATAATATGTTTTAATATTATCATTATTACTTGTTTTATATGTGGACGGTCTTAGAATTATATAGTCGCCCTTTTTAAATGTATTCTCTACTTTAGCAGTTACCGTGCAAATATGAGCTGATGACTCAGAAGGGCTTGGTACGTGCATTTTGAACTCGCTAGGCATCCACCCAGAACCATTTCCAATAGTGTACATAAAAGATATATTATCATACCACCCTTTATATGATAAACTAATACTTATGACAGTGCCTTCAGTGACCTCTTGATTAAAAAAGTAACGTACATAATCTTTTTCACTAAGTAACTTCGATCCATCATCAATAAGATTCCATTTATAACTCTCCCCATCAGCTCCGATAGCCATAGTTGAAGTCTTTTTACCATCCTTATACCAATATCCATCCTTGCCAATAGTATATGTTGGACGAGCTTTGATGCCAGCAATAGTGTTATCAATCTCTTCTTTTTGGCTAGATATAACCGTTGACAGTTCACCAGCTTTAGCCTCAATCTGAGTTGTAGTGAACTCTTTAGTTGCTAGACCAGATAAGTCACTCTTCTTTGCATAATCCGTAATAATCGTTTCAACTTTATCATTAGTCTGAGTAACAGTGGTTGATAAATTTGTAATCTTCTCACTTGTTGCAGAAATATCTTTAGTTTGCTGTGCAATAATAGCAGTGTTCTTATCAACAGTTGAGGATATCTTGTTAGCTTTCTCAGTTACATCATTAACCGTTTTAGTAAGAGTTGTGTAGTTACCTTCGGCTGTTTCCACTCTGGTATTAAGGTTCGAAATTTTATCCCCGAGATTTTTCTCAGTTGATTCTATAAGAGTTCTGAGGCCAGTAGCATCCTGTTCAACAGCTGACACACGTTTTGTTAGTGACTTATTTGTTTCCTGAAGTGTTTGGAACGTACTACTAAGACTGTTGACAGTATTTTGAATCTCACTAACAGCTGTCTTAGCAGAGTTAGCAGTCTTCTCACTTTCAGCCATTCTTACTGTTAAGCCGTTAATAGATTCCTCAAACTCTGTAACTTTTTGTTTTAGTCCATCAGTAGTCTCAGCTGTCTGTGCAATAGTCTTCTGAAGCAATCCGATCTTCTCATCTACTTTTGTCTGAACACCGTTAACTAACTCAGTTGCTTTAGCTAATAGCTCAGTTTGAGCCTCTGACATTCTTTTATCAACATCATCTTGCATCTTCTTCTCTAATTCGTTTATGTTGCCTTGTAGAAGATCAGTAGCATCTTTTACAGCTTGGTCAACTTTAGTAGCTGCATCATCTAGTGATTTCTCAATCTCAGTAATCTTAGCAGCAACTTGGTCATCAAGATCTTTAACTCTTTTATTGATGTCCTCAGAGTTCTTCTCGATGTCTTTCTCAATGTTAGTCATATTAGCTTGAGCTTCTTTAAGTAAAGCATCTAACTCTTTCTCATTACGAGCGATTGCCTCATCTATTTGATCCAAGTCTGCAAATGGATTAATCCAAATATCACCGTTAAATATCCACATTTCAATTGTTGGCTTGCCTTGATCATCAAGAGTTTGCTTATACCAAATATCATTTACTTTAGGATTTGGTGGTTGATCTTTACCCGAATATATAGTGTTTTTGCCATCAGCAGACCTATAAGCTTTAATAATATCCGCTTCAGTCTCTTCAATTTTAGACAATAACTGACTAGCTGTTGAATTAGATACTACTGGTGCTGATGCTGAGTTCTTCAACTGCAATGTAATTTCGATCTTTTCAGGAGCTCCATCAATATCTTGCTTTGACTCTTCAACTATTACTAGGTCATCCTCAATTGCCTTACCAGCTCTATATGTTTGGAAAGATATAGTAGTACCAAGTCTTATCCAATCAAATGGTATTGGCTTAACTAATAACTTATTAAGATCTGCTGCATTTATTGAATAGTCGTAAACCTCATTAGTCCTATTCTCAAATATCTTCTTTGCCATGTTGTATAATAGCGTAGGATCAGAAATATCTTTAAATTCTAATATTCTCTCTTTAAGACCATAAGTTTTAATGGAGTCAACATCTTCTAAATATTCTTGTACTGCTGGGTTAGCAGTAGTTATTGCAACTCTACTTCTTTTCATCTTTCTACTTGAGATTGATGGCTTTTGAGGTGGTGCTATAGTAGAAGGCCTTGGTGGTAATTTCGGTAATTCAGAAGGTGATGCCCCACTATTAACTAGCTCTTCTCTTCTTTTTAATACTAGGTCTCTTTTCTTTTGCATCTTGATCTGTTCGTTTTTCCAAGCTGCATAATCTGATTGATATTTACGCCAAGCCTCATTCTCTTTTTGAATTTCTTTAGCATCAACTCTATCATTAAGCACAGCATTAGTTAGTTCTTCAACCTCACCATACACATAAAGACGATTATATATGTTACTTGGGTCGCTTGTTAGCTTGTAGTCCAATAAATTGTACCCTTCTCTAATACGAGCTGTTGGTGTGTCAGTTACTCTATTTAAGCTTATAGTCCAAGGAAACTCACCTTCAGTATCGTATGAGAAGTAATACAATGGTGACAGTTGTCCTGCTATTTTTAAGAAAGGATTTAATAGACCGTTTTGTTTTTCTAACTTGATATCAGTCGCTTCACTGGCATGCGCTGATTCTCTATATTCCCAAATTCTTTGTTTCTGATGAGATAATACTCTAGAAAATAAACTGTTAACATCTTCTGAATCAGTCTCAATATCTTCTGGAAATATAGAATCCAAAAGTGTTATTAAAGCATGATTACAATTTATAGTAATAGTGCTTTGTTTATTTAATATAGCTTCATCTGGTTTGTTTGGAATAAACGCACCAATATACTCACCATTCTTATCATAAATTTGGAACAAATAATCTTTTAAGTTGTTTAGGACCTTTTCATTTGTTTCGTCTCGCTTAACAAGAACAGTAGCTTCCCAAACGCCTTTATAGTATTTTTTGTATCCTGTTTTTATTACTTTAGGAAGATACGCTTCAAACTCATACTTATAAGCATACTTAACTGATGAGTTAGTTATGAATTTCTTTTTGTATAACTTTATCATATTTTTGTCTCCCTGTATGTCAATGTCATTTTATTAGCAGTTCCATTGCCACTAATACGTAACGCTTTATTTAATCTAAAATTAGGAGGAAGATCGGATAAATGACTAGCACCATTAATCCACATTATATTATTCTCAGTTTCAACTTTATAGCTGCCATTGATATTATTCTTATGATAACTCAGTGGCTTGCCATCAATTGAACTTGTAGTTAAACTTAAAGTCTTTACATTGCCACTTATATCTAAAATAAAATCTGATGGGGCTCTATTAAGACTATATTCACGTACACTTGTAGATAGATCTATAGGACCATCCCAAACTTGTGTTTTTATTGGTCCGTACCATAAGTTATCGATCAAAGAAAACTCGATATCTATAGTGTTAAATTTAGTACTTGTACTAGAACTTAGTTTTGTTAGTCTAGCTTTCCTAGACCAATCAGGATTATATGCCTTGCTAATAAGCAATGGTCTAGCACTGCCATCAGCTTCAGTACAAATAACACCTATCCTATCTAAAGTCTTGTCTAAGAATTTAAGATCTAAATTAGTAGTTATCATCTTTATAGTCAATGGTGATAACCCTGGCTCAGAAAATGCAGCGTAAAATTTACCCCCAGGAATTTTTAGGGTCGGATTATCAAATTTGACTCGTTCCTCTGTTCTATTCCACTCAACACCCCACCCAGGGAAATCCTTCCCCAGGTCTAGTGGTGGGTGTGTAGAAAAGAAACTGAAATCTTTAGGTGCAGTTATTATTATCATAACACAATTCCTTTCCTATATAATTGTTCATTTTCTAATCTATTAATTTCCTTAGCTATCTTTCTGATGTCACCTTCTTCTCTTACTTGGAATACAGCTCCATCAAGCAAGCCTTTGTTATCTACGTTATAGTGGTTTACTATGCCTCCAGTAACCGTTGATGTGCTTGCAGCAACACCTCCAGTAACTGCAATAGATGCTAGACCAGTAGCTCCTGGAATATAGTTAGTATTAACTGAACCGAATACTCCTGGTAGTTGCTTGTCTTCGCCCATTTGACTCCAATCTAATACCGGAGTTATTGTTGGACTGTATGCAAACTCACTATCAACAATTGAACCGAATTCATTGGCTAAGCCTTTAACGCCATCTAAAGCTCCTTTAGCAAGACCACTAGCAGCATCAAAAGCTGTTTGTTGTCCGTCTTCTATTGGGTTAACGAAACCTTGTACTGTGTAATTACCAAGTTTCATCATTACTCTAGAAGGTGAATTTATGTCTAAGTTGTTACGAACAGCAACGGAAGCAGCGTATGCTAAATCAGCTGCAGCATTATATACAGCCCAATACTCACTACTTAGTCCATTAGCAAACCCAATAGCAGCATTTTGTCCATAAACATATAGACTGATATTTGATACTGAATTTATAACAGAATTTGCTAAATTGTTAGCAGCTGAGCCAACATATCTTGCACTATAATTGATGCCAGATATAAAAGTATTCACCATTGCATGAGCTGCAGATCCTAATAGATTGCTACCTACTGATCTAGCATGACTTGCCATGTTTGTTAGTAGATTACCAACTGCATTGTTAACACTACCTTGAGCATTTCTAAAGCAATTCTTAAGATCACGTATAGCATTCGTTCCAACTTGTCTAACAGCTGTGCCTAAAGCGTTTATTTTGCTTACAGGTATATTTCCTAAGTTATTAAGTTCGTTTATTACTCTCCTAATAGAAGATACTGCTGATGCGGCATTAGCTGGACTAAACACTGCTATCCTTTGGCCAAATCTTTGGATGCCAGTACCTAATTGAGCAATGTTCACAGAGAATGTTGGTAGGTTTGCACCTGTTCCAAGATTAGACGCCATGCTGGATAGATTCTTAGTAGCATTAGATACGGAGTTAATCTGACTAACGTTAACATTTTGAATTGTGTCAGAGTACGCAGCAAGCTTACGACCGTATGCAAGTAATTGTGACCCGAATTTAGCTAAAGTATTGTCGCCAGTAAATAGCGATACAAGACCTCCACTATTGCCGAGTGAATTACTTAGCTGAACAAGGCTTTTAGTAGCTGTAACTGAGTTGTTAATAGCTGCTATGTCAATGCCAATAACAGCATTAGAGTATTCTTTGAGTGCTCTACCAAATGGTACTATCTGATTACCAAACTGCGCCATACCGTTATCACCAGTAAAGAATGATACAAGGCCACCCATGTTAGGTACCTTTCTAGCTAATTGCACAAGACCTTCTGCTGCTTCTACAGATGCAGTTATAGCAGAAACATCAACTCCTGCAACTTGTTGAGCATAGTTCTTCATTGCCCTTCCGAACTCGGTAAGTTGTCTACCAAAATTAGCCATAGAGTTGTCTCCACCAAAGATGCCCAAGAAGTTGCTTATAGAGTTAAGTAAGTTTGCTGCTGTCAACTTAAGTATTGCAGATGTTAGCTCACCTACTCCCTCCATGCTACCTGGTTGGATACTGTTGGCGCCATCTATGAAGCCTTTAGCGTTATTCATGAAGTCTGTTAGGTTTTTGCCGATAGCAGGTAGGGCGGAGGAGATGCCCTCAATAGCGCCACCGACAAAACCACCAACAAACTTACCAATAGCAGTACCGATAGCCATTAGGAAGTCTCCACCTCGATTAACGAAGTCGGCTACTCCAGGAATACTATATAAGGCACCAACAGCAGCTAGTACAGCACCTATTTCAACCATAAGTACTCCTGCACTAGCTATACCAGCTAAAGCTGACGGCAATATTGGAGTAAGACCTGATACTAATTTAGCAACAACCGCGATAGCACCAACTGCTAATATAGCTTCTGTAAGCTTATCTATTGGTACATTACTTAATAGTATTTGAGCAGAGTCAAATATAGAGTTAATTAACTT